GACCCTTCGCTGCGTCCTTCGCTCTAGCTAAGCGCCTTTGGATAGCCCCTTGCAAGAGATCAGAAACCGAAGATGGGAAACCAATATTCTGATTCATCCCACCAGGATTAGGAGCAGGACCAGCAGCGTTATAAATAGGATTGCCCCTACTAAACTGTCCAATTTGTCCACGCGAATCGTTCAATCCAAGAAGCGTACTAGTCATATTAGGATCGACCGGAAGCGGAGACTTGCCCAAAGCAGTACCACCATAATTGCTTTGGTAATTAGACGGGAGTCCCATCCGGATCTGTTGTATCGCGTACTGTTGTACCTGCGGGTCCATCTGGCATCACCCCCATTGCAAACGTTGACAGATCCGCACCAACTTCTTCTGGAGTACCATCGTCCTTTATTTCGTTCTTATGTTTACCTAGTTGATGCCATTCTTCACAATCTACAATCTTACCGCATACCCCACAGATATGGTCATAATCCTGAACGGTACATCTGGGATCATGTACCTGCGGCTTATTAGGGTCCGGATACACATATACGTCAGTCATTTAATATCCAGTCGCTAGCCAACGAAAACCGAATCCAATTCCAGCACCAGGAGAAGCGCCAGTGCTGCTATTTCGTAAAGCAATAGTAGCACCGAAACGATTCACTGTAAAGAACTGTAAACCTGTATTGACAATAGATGTGCTGGACACTACCGCAATAGCTAATCCAACCGTAGCTGTTGGAAAAGGCACTGGATAATTAAATGTCACATTGCTGCTAGAATCACTTGTAAGTGATGCTGAACCACCCTGAATATATTTAGGAGCCGTCGGTGATGACATATCCACAAGAATATTTCCGCCAATACCTGGATTACCAGCTAAGGCTATTGTGTGAATATGATCTTCTCTAGCTGGCGTGTCAGAAACACCGGCTGATGCTATACTCGGTAAACCAGCAGATGGTGGAGCAATTGGTACGCCGAGAGACTGGCCGAAATAATGACGTTCCGGTCTATCATGATGCTGGAAATCTAGAATTGGATTTACAGGATCACGATTACTCATTGATCTGGATCAGCCTGATCCGATTTAATTGTGAACGGACAATTAATCTGTTGCACTTCCCAAAAGGCGCTAGTACCTTCTAACAAACTAACAGACAATTCACGGAAATATCCAGCACCGTGAACCTTATAGCTTTCCTCTGTAGGACTCATCTTCTGTAGATACGGCCAGAAAGCGAGCTTTGGTTGACGGTTTTCTGTAGTATAGCTAATCTGAACCAGACCTGGATTAGTCTTATCAAACGAGAAATTATCGCAGGTCGCTAGTTCCAAGAACGTAATCTTGTTCCGCTTAGTTCTATACGGAAAGTTGAAATCCGTTCTTCGAGTTTGAATGGTACTTACTACAGGATAACCACCGACACCATCAGATCTAGGTGCGGTGCTATTAGGATCTGAGAGAGCATATAAGACCGGAGCGCCAGCGTTGTTTTCAGGACCGTTCATCATAGAAACAAGTCGGGTGATAGCTTTACCTGAAGCTGCACTAGGAATCACTTCAAATATCTCTGTCGGAATGAATCCATTAGAACCAAAGGGTGGGCCAGTCCAGAGCCATGTAGTCCATCCGCCAGATGTAAAATTGTAGACCATATAGTAGAAAACCTGTGGAGAAGCCTGAGTTTGGATACTACAGAACATATACTGATCAAAGAATGACAGGCTGTCCTGATAGTAGAAAACAGGCAGATCCAACGGTCGTCTATAGAAGATCGTTCGAATGTCATTGCTCATAGCTACTGGCAACGAAGCGCCGTCTGTCTTGTAGACACCTTCGTAGTCAATGAAGAAGATAACTCCGTTCAGCGCCTTAATCGCGTACGGAGAGAGACAACCATGACCAAGCACGAAGATGCGAACGGCCCAAGCAGACGGATCGGGGGCCAAATATAAATTCCAGATAGAACGTGTCTTAAAACAGACAATGTGGTCAGCGAAAGGCAAAGCTGCCACCAATCTATCACCGTCACCACCATTGATTTTTAGAACGTTAGCCGGAGGCCACGTTTCCTGAGCCGGTCCAACTGACGAGTAAAACAACTGCGAATCGATTCCGCATACCCACAAGCGATCTTTAAAGACAGAAATATAGAAGCCGCTAGGAGAGCTTGCGATAGCTGAAAGAGCAGAGCCAGTCCATTTGTAAATGCCGTTAGTCTGTGTGACAACGTAGTACGTATCAAGATACTGCACTCCCATAACAGGATTCGTTACAGCACCCATCAGAGTATATGTGACTCCGAAGTCTGTGCTATAATAAAGGTTGTTAAGGTTTCGACTGAACGCAATGATCTGGTTTGTGCCGTCAGATTTTGTGAACTGACCAAGAATACGCCAGCTAGAATTAGCTGGGCCGCTAGGCATCAAACCATACGGAATGAATGCCGGACGTTTCTTCGCATTCCCGTAAGGCCCCATAATTACATTCTCGGCGTCCTGTAGTACAGTATCCGGAAGCAGCGCGGGATGATCGGAGTTATTCATGCCAGAGAAATGGGCGAACGTACCATTGAATTCGCGGTAGCGTAGCCTTGCGCCAGTTACCGCCATCAGAACCACAAATCGCTTTCTATATCCCTCACCGCAGGATATGTAGCTTGTGAGCTAGCTGTAGCTTCATCCTTGGATCTACCAAGCCGATTCTGGAATTGTTGTAGCTTTGTATTTGCTGCGTCCCAATCTTCGTTGCTTTCCCGAGCGATTGAAAGACAATAATCAACAATCTCGTTGTGCATTCTGATAGGGATTTCTGGCACGTCATCTACCGTAAATACATCAACAGGGAGTCTGGTGTACCACAGATGCACAGTTCCGACGGCTACGGTTTTAGGCCACGGAAATAGATAAAGATCATTTCCCCAGATGTAATACGCACTCGCTTGATTACTGGTGCTAGACAGAGGGTCGCCGGGGAACGCATAATTATCAAGTTCACCGAGTGTAGTTCTTTGGAGTTTATTTCCGTTATGAGTTACGCGACGTTCACGAATGAAGTCAGCGGGTAACTCAATCGACTCTTTTGTTGCGCTAGTGTCGAGATTAATCTGACCTTCCATAATCTCAGTTTCTCTGGCGATCAATTTCTGAGCGTCATTAATCCAGTCAATAATATCTGCAATCTGGATCTGAGATTCGTTAGTGTCGCCGAAGATTCCTTGGACACGCCTAACTATTTCATTTGCCTGCACGTTTTGTTACTCCCTTATCGTCTTGGATAGTAACAAGATCGCCTTGGTCATTGTGAAGTTTGTACGAAGTCTTAGGATTCGCCATCGCATGAATCAACATATCTTTGGCTTCTCCGAGAACTTGCTCTCGAAACCGCCTGTTGGCGTTCATTTTAACAGCAGCATTATTAGCGTCAAGACGAGCCAACACATCAGTTGAAGCCATATCAGCCATGCGAATACGGTCAAGAACTGTATCGTTGAGTTCCCAGACGCTAAAGACAACCCTTGTGAAACCGTCCTTACATTTCTCAACAATCCTATAAGGAGCATCACCCCACTCAGGAAAACGCTCAGGATCAAGAAATTGAACGTCGAGCCGATCATCATACGCCCTTATTTTGTCAACGATATTAAGCACGTCGTTACGAACAAGGACGCCAGGCATCAAATGCACAAGTTCGTGTGGTTTTGGTCTACTTGGCACGCCTATTCCTTATGAGCTATCTGTGGGGGTACCCCCGAAGGATAAACCCCCACAGACGGCTTGCTCCCACTGAGTACGCTACTACGCCTCAGTGATCTTGTCAAGTAGCCCGTTGGCGTTGCGCTGTGACAAACCCAAATTCCAATATTTCCGCATGAGAGCTTGCCAAGAATCGTAATCCTGGACCCATTTCAGGATTGCATTATCATCCTGTGCCCAAGCCCAATCCTTGCGCTGGTATACCTTCCACTTGGATTCATCCAAGAACCAGCATTGGTTCGTTGGAGCGTCCACATCTTCTACGACAGGAATTTCTGTGCCGTAATTGAAAGGAAGTCCCTGGAATCCGCCAGCAAACGAACGCGTATCAGTGTAGCGCCGTTGCTGAGTGAGAAGGTTGAAATACGCCCTCCGTACTCCGAGTGGCATAAAGATTACGGTGACCTTACCGCCGTTGCGACGAACGCGATCACAAAGCGTAATCATCAGCGACTCTGAAAGAGCACGGTTGGCGCCAGGGGAATCTACCTCAGCTTTCCAAATCGGCTGCGTGGCAGGGTCGATGTTTTCGTACTGACCTGCGTTATTCACAGCGACACGAATTCCATCTGGTTCGTTTCCACGGTCGCCAGTTCGGTAGATGCCCATTGAAGTTGTAGTCGGACCAATGGAACCAGACAACGTAACGGTGTTGTTCACGTAATCCACTGACTGAATTGTGAGTGCTGTTCCGCCACCTGTAGAAGAACCAGATGACGCAACGAGAACGTCTACAACTTCGCCAACCTGCAACCACTGAGCAGAAACAACAGCTTGTGTTGCAGAAGTGGCAGCCGAACCAATCATGGCAATCACACCATTGTTGGTAGGATCACCATAAGCGATACGGTTTGAATCCTTTGCCAGATCGTCCTTGAGGCGATTCATTTCCTCATCAAGCGCCGAAGCAAAAGCCTGGAAGTTCACATCTGCAAGATCCATTGCTGGACCAGACAAACGAATACGACCGTAGCCATACTTCAACCTGATTTGTGTTGCAGCGTATCCCTGGTTGCCGGGCGCAGCAAGCTGCGTTTCTTCCGGTCGGTAAGAGATTCCAGGGTTACGGCTAACTCGAACAGGGAAGGTGACATATTTACCACCTGCCGTGTCTACGATTCCATCAGAAGAACGAGTCATGCGCTTCAACGCATTGTATTCCTCATTCAACTGATCCTGAATTCGACCTTCGTAGATTTCCTTCAGGATGGACTGTGCGGTAGTTAGGGTTGCGCCCATCTATCTCGAATCTTCCTGTGCGGCCTGTGCGATTAGTTGCGTAACCATGTTACGTACATCTTGACCCGATGCTTTCCTCGGATCAAAACCTCCAGTAGAAACCGCACCGCCCCCTGAAATCGGACGAATCATTGGACGGAACGATCCTTGATGGCTCTGCATGAACTGTTGATAGCTGGCTACCGCATCCGGCCCCTCATATCCGGCGCCCATTTTAACGAGCACAAACTCGTCATCGAAGTCACCGTAGTTCTGATGCAATTCTACCATATAAGCTTGGAGGTCCGCATCTTCTTGCGCTTCTTGCCGCGCTTGTCGATCTTGAACCAGGACTTGCCCAGAGTTCAAAACGAACTGTTTCATCTGCTCCCATTCCTTACGGAATTCGGGAGACATTCCAGCAAACATACCATCCTGTTGAGAAGTCTGTTGCTGTTGTTCTGCTTCTTGGTCCCTGAAATACTCAATCAGATTATCACGAATCTGTCTTGCCCCATCTTCTGAATTGAGCATTTGATATACCTGGATCGCTTGATTAAGCGTTGGGTAATCAACATTCAATTCTTTAAACGGCCGATACTGGTCGTGAATCTGCTCGAATCGCGACTGCACACCACGATCCCAGTCTTTCACGTATCGACCGACAACCTCCCGATCAGCTTCGGGAATCCTCGAAAGGAAACCGTTTGCGTAATCAGAAGTTGGTTGCTGAGTTTCAGCAGGTTGAGTGCCCCCGCCAGTTTCGAAAAACTGTTCGCTAGGGCCGGTTTCTGACATTTAGAATTAGCCTCCTGCCAGAACTAGAGCGTACTGAAGATCGTTGTAGGACATTTTGTCCATCTGTGTAGCGGTGAAATACGTTCCATTCACCGCAGCGAGCTTTGCACGTATGGCGTTGATGGAGAGAAAGTTTGCAGTACCGTATCCGGTATCTGTGTCGTTACCACCATTGATTCCGATACCGCCCGGAACTTGAATTCCAAAGACAGTACCGATCTGAGTAGGAGAGTTATTGTTTCCAACTGGCATTATTGCGCTCCCATCGGCATTGCTGGCGGTGGCGGTCCATTCAGGCCAGGTGGAGGTACGGACGGAGTTGGTTGACCTCCACCTGGCTGTGCTGGTGCCATTGATTGTCTCATACGGTCCTTATGCATCTGCAAGTGCTGAACTTGAATTTGTTGAATTTCTGGTGGCAACAATTCAAATTCCTGCGTTTTCATATGCAATTCGTGACCGTAGATG